AATATCTCTTGTAGCATTGGCACTTTGACTTTAGAGAATATAAGAAATCTGTTTTGTTTATTGACATGAACTAAACCTAGTGCGTGCATATTATACAACACGCCCATGAGTCTTTTAGAGTCTGTCTTTAGTGCTTCTGCTATTTGTGGTATAGTTAATTCATCATTCTCAATGACATCTAGGATATGGATACGGAACTTTTCTAGATTAACTGATTTACCATGAACTTCGTATTGTCTTTGATGTGGACTCATGATACGTCTATCACCTTACATTCCCAACGACTGCCAATTTTATGCCACCCATGCACGTTGACTTTTATATTAGCCTTTCTCACTACTCCTATAGTATCACTATCAGCAATTTTTTTAACTCTTGCAGATATATTTGTATAACTTGTAGTTTGGACTGCTAATACTTCATTTTCTTTTATGGCAAGTAGATCACACCAACCCCACATATCTTGGCGTATTTTACAAAAGTGATTAAATTTCTCTGTAATAGCAACAAGGTATCCTTCTGCTCTTAACTTTTTAAGACTCAACTGCGTTGGACTCGTTGCCAAATTGTTCTCCGTTAGGCTTTTCAAATCCATCTCTAAATCTTTTTTCTACTTCGCCTGTTGATTTATTTAATTCATATTCGTAATGATCTCCACTATTTCCATTTTGACCAATGGTATCCATGCGAGATTGTTTTTTCTTACCAAATATCAAATCCCAATTCTTTTCTAATTGTTCATTCTCAATTAGTAATGGTCTTCTGCCAGAGCCTTTTCCCAATTTTAATAGCATCCTTTCACAAATGTTAGTCATCCAATAAATTAAATTATCTGGTGTATATTCTCTTTGATATTGTGTGCAGCGTTTTGTCCCCCTTACATTACCACATATTGACCTATCTGTAGATGATAAATTTTTAGGCGGTAATGGAGGTAGTTTATCTTTAGCTATTCCACAAATGTAAAGTTTAGTATTTTTATGTGCTACATGACCAAAGTCAAATTGGTCAATCTCAATAGTAAATCCACCAAACTCATCTACTTCATCACCTAATGGTAATGGTGCTTCCTTCCATAAACGACTACCAGCAGGATGTTCTAATATACCTCCGTTAAGTCTTACCTGTGCTAAAGCAAAATAAGCTAATTGTTTTTCATCAGGTCTAGGGTTTGCCATATGAGATAACATACCCCAAGCTCTACATGGTGGATGTGCTATAACAGGATAGCTTTTACAATAGTTTCTAGCATCTCTATGAATGTCATAGACATCATAACCTTTAAGTTATTTGTAGCGACTATCGTCTCGTGCAAATAATACTGCTATCATTTTACGTTTAAAATTTCTTTTTCAAATAACCAACCAATAGTTTTACGATGAGCAGACTCCCATGCGTCAACACGTTCTTGCTTATCTAATTCTTTATGATTGTCTATCATATCATGACATGTATAGCAAAGACTAGCGATTCTATAATCATGAGCTTTAATTCCTGTGCCCTTGCTATCACGCTGCTGATTAGAGTGAGCAGCACAAACTGTTCCGTCTTGTCTTCCACACATAGCACAAGGAAAGTCTCTAACAGCTTCTAATAGTTTTTTATTACGATAATTCATATAACCTTTGAATAAGTTTAGCAACACCGCCAACAAACCACACGATACAAATAATGACTATTGCATCTATGATTGCTTGCTTCATAGCTCCCAACTCCAACCAAGACTTGCAGCCCATCGTTCACAATTCTCTTGATACTCTGTCATTTCTTTTGTAGTAAGTTTTGTGGTGGACTTAACCAACTCTACAGGATTCCCAGAATTTATATGTTAACAACTCGTGAACTGTGCTAGGATCTTCCCCAATGTAATTAGCGATTGACCCATATAGCGACCACAGTCTTTCATTCTGCTCAAGTGAACGTACAGCTTTTTCTTCAGTCACATTTACTCTCCATCGTTTAGACAAGTCTAGTGATTTAATCTTTACCAAGAAATTCTCTAGATTGTACTTCGTTAAAACGAACCGAATCATAACTATCTCTCCATCCTTTTGATTTAAAAGTTACACCATCTTTTGATGTTGCTTTATAAATTATGTCATCACCAAATAATTCTTTGCATTGTTTTATAAAATCATTTATTGTCATCGTGGTGATTCTTTATATTTTAATCCTTTAGGGTCAAACCAAAAACTAAACTTTCCTTCAAACTGATAATTACGTTGCTTCTGAACAAACACCATAGCATCTGGAATCTTCTTTAATTCATCTTCCGTCTTCTCGTTATTCTCAACTTCACGTTCTTTGTTTCTGTTCCTCCAAACACAAATTATGTTATCGCATAAATTGCGTATGTGGCTCGAGCCTAATATGTGAGTAGCATCTGGCACTTCTGATTCATCTGCCATCTTCCTAGTATGAGCTACCAAGAATACATGAATTTCTAAATCTCTGCAAGTGACTGCTAGTCTATCTATGAAGAGTTTTTGTTTTTCATAATTGTCTTCAGAAATATCTGACATCTTCATAAGTGAGTCAATCACAAACACATCGACACCTAAAACATGTTTACCCCAATACAATGTAGCAATCATGTCTTCACTAGATGTTGATCCAGTCTGATCGTAAATATATAATTTATCTTTTGCACGTTCACAAAACTTTTCTATGTATTCATCAGTAGGTTCTGGTGACCCTAAAGTTTGCTGGATCATGCGTGCAATAGAAAGCACTGGTCTCATCTCGAGGCTTGATAACAAACATTTAGTGCCTTGTGACATGAGAGATAATATAACCTGTGACAACCAGAGCGATTTACCATGCCCTGACACTCCTGTCAATACAGTCAACTCACTAGGTCTTACCCTAAACGAATCTTCCGTTTTAATGAAGCCCAACGTTTTGCCACTATGTATTTCAGTATTAAAATATCGCAAGACATCGTCAGTAAATACAGACGTATCCTTAACCTTAAATTCTGCATGAGCATATTCCTCTTTTTCATAATAGTCAGTAATAACAGACTGACTGACTGTGAGTGATTGCATAGCATCGCCTAAATTCATTCTTCATCCTCAAGTTTAATCTTTCCTATGTAATAAAAAGATTTTTTAATACAACTAATGGAATCAAGTTTATGATAATAAAATTCATATTCACCATTTTTACCATTTGCATACATATACATAAACATATAATCTCCTAATATAAACACTCACCTACAAGTGCATACAAATCTTCTTTGATAATTTGTTTTTCTAATTTAATTACGGTGACGTTAGGATTATTGTCTTTAAACCATTTGGCTTCTCTTGCAGACCATCTGTGTTTACGAACAACTTCACCATCGTCATCTAGTATTGCATAGCTAAACGGAATCATATTGCATTATCCCATACATTGCGTTTAGGTGCATTGTCATCTTCCCAACGTTCTTGATTTATGTAGGTTAATGGTGCTGGATTAAAACCATCTTTCCATTGTTTAGTAAGTTTCATATTTTTGACATGAAGTATAATCTTATCTGCAATTTTGTCAAGACCTTTTCTTTGCCATTTTACTTCACATGGTTTTCTACCTACCTTACGATTACTTGGATACTCTTTCCAAAAATCATTAAATCTAGACAACGATATATCTGTCTCTCTCTCTGTCTCTGTAACCCCACTTTGCTTGCATGATGCTAGCATAATGCTATCATTATCAATAAGCCATTGTTTTAAAACAGATAAATGTTTTTCTAGTTCTGATTCAGACATTTGCAAGCGAAATGCTAGCGTTCTGCTATCTGGTAGCTTCCCATCGACATCTTCTGATGCAATTAACCAAATATTAATTAAAACCCATGCACTTTTACTATCTTTTAGTGCAAACCAATCTGGATCTTTCAAAAGATCATTATGTACTTTAATCCAAGGCGGGCATCTATTGTTATAATGCTGAAATTTTTTCCAGTTTCTAGGCATCATTAGTAATACCTCCAGATTGTTTAGCAAGAATATCTTTAATCTGATATGCACGCAACTCTGGAATAGGTTTATCTAAATTTTTAGACCAATGTTGCACAGCCTGTCTAGTTAAACCTAATGCTTTAGCCATTTGGTATTTAGTTTTAAAATGTGATACAGCCTCTTGATACGTCATTTTTATCTCCAGTTATTTAACGTAAAGGCATATTAACATAAAGAATTATTAAAAGCAACAAATAAAAAAATTAAAATAGTTGTTGACTTTCAAATTTACTAGGAGTATAGTGTCTGTTCTAGGTTAGGAGCAGATATGAACGTAGATAGATTTATGAGAATAGTAACAAATGAAAGATTGCAAAAAAAGTTTACACAAAAGTTCTATTATGTGGTAAAGTGGTTTGTAATAATATTTTGGAGTTATTTTTTATGGCGGATAATTTAAGAAGAGTATCAGAAATATTGCACGACATGGTAGAAGACTTTAAAAAGTCTAATGACGA